ATTAGAAAATGCAACTGAACGTAACGATGAGTTACCATATACTCAGGTGGATTATCCAGGTGGATCTACACAATTGCCAGGACTACAAGTTGTAGACGCAGCATATTTTTCAGCGGGTACGAATTCTAATAAATTGTTTTTGAAAGGAGACAATTTCCCATGTGGTTTGATTAGAGTATTAAGTACGGCTGGTTTAGAAACTCAATTACTAATTGATTTGGTACCGGGTGCACATAAGGGATACATGTGTCAACCAATGTCCGAGATGTGAGGAGTGTTACAAATGACTGTAGAAATTCTTGAAGAGACAAAGGAATTAACTTTGGGTGCAAAGTTGTTACACCAATTAAGAGAGAATCGAGTTGAAGCAATGATCGTAACGATTTTGCTTTATTCAACTGGAATGCTCGAAAAGGCAGTAATTTATGGCGCAGGTGTTTGCTGATGCAATGCAAAAAGAAGTTAGCCAAAGGACGCCGTTGTAAGGCGCATGCGTTGAAAGGGAAACATTACTGTATGTTTCATGCTAAACCGGGCGTAAAGAAATCCAAGACACGAAAATCACGGAAGTGAGATTTTGGCTTGGCAAGATGAAATGCTAATGTGGGAGGCAGGATTTGCGTATGCTTACGCTCCTCATAATCTGCATCCGATCAGTCCTATTGGGGCTACATATGATTTTATCCAGGATCCAACAGATCCTTATACGGCAGGATATTTGACTGGAACAATTACATCAAATATGCCTGTTCGAACAGGAGGCAGTTATGCAAGTTTTTCCACACTTGTTTGGATGCTAACAACCAAGGTAAATACTCCTGCATTGGCTATTCCTATTGCTGCTTCAGCAGTTATTGATGCACAAGTTCGGGCTGGTAAGCATATTGCTGAAGGCGGAACTAAAGGAAAAGACATGTACACAGGTTCTCGTCGTTACGAAGAATCTGCTAAGGAATTAGGGTATACCCTATTGTATCAACCCGGTGGGGGAGGAATGCCAATTTGACCACCGGCAATATAGATCAAGAGAAACCTTGCCCAGAATGTGGCGTGGTTGCTATTTTAGACGGCGAAGCCAGAATATGCTATGAATGCTGGTCTAACCTTATGGTTGCAGAAGCAGAAGAAGAAGAATAGTGTAGAAAACACACTTAGTGTTGTCGAACTTAAGTCAAGATAGACATAGCACCGTATATGGAGAAAGAAATATCCAGACGGTTGCTTGAATTGACGAATGAAATTATTGAATTACAAGAAATATTGAATTTATTGTATTCCACGTTATGTGATTTGACATGATCGACTGTTGGAAAATCCATGCATGGTTTCGTGAACACGAACCGGAACGATCACAATGTCCTCATTGTTGGCGATCACTATGAAATGTGACTCTTGTAAAAGACTCATTGAGTTATTTGGTACAAATGAATTTGCCGTTCCATGGCGTTGCACTTGCAATGCTCCGGACAATCCTGATAATCAGGTGAGGCATGTACAACATCAACTTGGCCTGAAAGGATCTGGTGATTATTGTAGACTTGGATGTTGTGATTTTAGCGATATATATGCTAAACACGAATGCAAAAGAGAGCAACGCTCTTAGACCTTCACCTCCGGTGGAGGCATGAGAAGTTAAGAAGATAGTCCGGTTGCGGGATATCGATTAACCTTTAGCCACAGTTCTCATAGGGGTGGTGTGGAGAAGTTTATAGGCTGTGCCTAACACCACTTTGTTTATGGCGAGAAAGAAATCGAAGTCCAAATACAACAAGAAAATGGCCCCAGCAGTTTTGACAATGGCATTTTCAGTACCTGATGGTACATCAACAATAGATCTATCACAATGTGCTAGTGTATTGAATAGACGATTTTATCGTCAAGGAATTAATTGGGTTGTTGCAGGATTTAGAGTTTTTACTCCGACTCCTGTTGAAACACCAAGCAAAGGAATAGCCATTTATCGTCTTCCACAGACATGGTCTATGACTAACTCATGGCAAAAATCTTTTGCGGCATGGAATAAACAACAGCGTCAAGCGATAGAAGATGCGGGTGCATCTTCTGCTGTTGCAGGTTTTAGAGATTTCAAGATTTATGCTGATGTTACTCATGTAACAAGTGGATTTTCAAATAATCTTAAGCCTACAGATAGTTTAACCTCTGTACCAGTAATGGGAGAATGGGAGCCAAGTTTAATTGTGCTACCAAATTCTGTATCCGATGGGACAAGTTTGATTGAACCAGGATTACGATCATTGCATATGGTTGGTACTAATGTAAATGGAATAACTTCTCGTGGAATGATCGAAGGATATGCCGATTCTCGTGCTTATCCTCAAAGTCCTGACCCTGTCAGTCCTGATATTGATTCTAGTCAAAACTGGCTTGCCAGGATGTTTGACACTGGAAATGATATTAATGAAATATTAGAAAATGCAACTGAACGTAACGATGAGTTACCATATACTCAGGTGGATTATCCAGGTGGATCTACACAATTGCCAG